TGTTTGGCTCAATCGCCAGTAAGTTATAGCATTGTACACATCTGGTAAATTGTTAGCATCAAACACTTTTCTATAGTGCCTGGCTGTGCTGACCTGATCCTGCCATGTTCTGCAACCCGTAGATATCACAACGTCTCTATGTCTAAACATAGTCCACCAGTGATCAATCGAACTGGCAATCATCATGTCTGCTTCTAGTTTGATAGTTTCGCGATAAGGCGAATTAAAAAACACTTGCCAGTCGTTTGCATACAAGTTATCGCGATCGATGTTCTCAATCACACGATAGTAATTGTACAAGGGATCGTTGGCATGAGTCTTGTCCGTGATCAAGCAAACACTGGCATGAGGATTCCATTGTTTGATTGTTTTTGTCAATGTTCTAGCACAATCCAAGTAGTCAACTTGGGGCGTGTTCAAGGCCATGATCACATAGCCTTGTTCTTCTATGGGTTTCAACTATTGCTCCTAAATCTCTTTTGCCCATGGCATGAAAGTCCAGCCCAACAATTGAGACTGTTTTACATTTACCTTGTGCATCTTCATACTCAATATTCCAGAACGTTTCATTATCAAGCGTTAGTTTGTTTTCGGGTACTACACTGGGCATGCCCCAGGGTATGGCATCTACTTTTAGTGTCTGGCCACTCACAATACCCAATGCTATGCTTAGTGCATAGTCGTTTCTGTATGTGGGTTGTGAGATGTGATAGAGATCTCTGTAGTGCTTCCAGTTCTCACGAATCATCTGCATGGCATCAAATATGTACTGTGAAGTGTTTGATCTGCGAAACATCATCACAGTAGCCCAGTACATGGGAAATTTATATGTACCAAAAGTGTTTAAAAATTCTTCTTCGGGCCTAGCAAGATTGTATGCTGATCTAAAGCACATGAAATCTTGTGGGCTGTCAAGCACCACTTTTAAATCTTCACTATTGATCACAAAGTCAGCATCCAACACTAGAGTTTGCTCCCAAGGTGACAAGTTGTAAGCATCTACTCGGTTGCTGTTATGCCAAGGTACATGATCTTGTATGTCACCAAACCAGCGTGAGTTTTCGCCCAACGGATCAGCATATATCACTTGATCAAACACAGTTTCGTTGCCGGCAGCAGGATTGTTTGTGACCACTGCTACAGGAATTTTTAAGAAATCTTTGACTCGTTCGGCACACCATGCTGCCATGTCCAAATAGCGTGTGTGTTTGGTGTCAAATGCAAAGATCAGTGCGCCAGTAGTCATCGTTTGGTGCTAACTTCGTTGTGTTCCAACAGCCAAGCATTCATTTGCTCTTGCCAACGTTGCATGGCCAAGCCGCGCAGTTCTTCTGGACGTATTTGTACTGGAGTTTCATACAAGTCTAACAGAACTGCATCTCCTGGCGGCACAGTAGCCAAGAGGTTTAGGAGTTCAGGACCAGCACGCCACATGCCACCGTCGTGAGCAAATATCATCCGGGCTTCGTATTTTTCTCGGAGTATGCGCTTTGCAGCCACATGGTCAAATCGAGCACGGCTGTGCGAAATTAAATCGTCAGTGTTCATGTTGCGATTATATAGGATTTACAGGGAAAAGTAAAGGGCCTTGTGGCCCTTTTTGATTAAGCTACCGAGCTTGCTACAGTGGGTGTGCCCCACGAATTAGATAGATAAGTAGTTGCTGGTGGAACAAATCGGCAAAGCACTGTGGGTGCTGTGCCGTACGCTGAGAATGGCGAAGTAGTATCAGTACCACCTGAAATTTGAGTGTTTTGGCCGGCGCCAGTTCTGGCTGTGCTGACCCATGTTGTAACAAATGTTATTGCGGTTGAGCCAGCATTTTTTGCAGCAGTAATTAAAACATAGTCGCCTGTGTAAACTGACAAGTCATCGTACAATTGAAATAAATTTGTGGCAGCAGCACCAGCAGTCAGTGCATACCAACCAATGCTTGACGACAAGATGTTTAGTGTTCCGCCTGTGCCGCCTTGTCTGCTGGTTCCTGTGTAAGAAGTGCCGCCTAGAGTTTTAGCAGCGGCAATACCAGTAAAACTGATTGTGCCGACTTTGCCTATAAATGTGTTCCAGTCTGCATCACTGTCTAATCCAGTGGATGATTTGTTCATAGTAATGTAAATTCTGCCGCCTGCATTCCAAAAATATCTAGCTTGATCCGCAGATGGAAATGTAACAGTTTGTGTCCAAGTAATGCTCCATGCAGCATTGCCAGTGCCAGTTGTAGTAGTTTTGGCAGAAGCGCCAGTCCAGGTTGTACTTGTGCTGCCAACAGCCGCAGCATTGGCGCGATTGGTATTACAATTAGTAATGTCCGTGGCCACAGCCGCCAACACACTAATAGTTTGCCCCGCGGTAGGAGCAGATCGAGAAGTAATAGTTGTGCCGGTTTGGCTGCCCATAGTAGCAAGTGTGTTGACCAAGCTGGCCCAGTTTGTAGCAGTTACAGTGCCGCCAGCACTCACTGTACTTAGAGCACTTTGTCCCCAGCCGCTGTCGGTTGAGCCTGTGCTCCAAATGTTATTGATGTTTGGTGATCCAGTGCTTACAAACCCGTTAAAGTCTGATGCTTGAATTAATCCACCGCTTGAATATGTCATTGTTTGTTCCGATTACTTTATAGTCACAATTGCTTCTATTGTACCTGGACCAGGGGTGAGTTTGTCAACCAGTGCTCGTCCAATTACGTTGAATGCTGTGGCTTCACCTGGTTGAGCAGCTCTGGCCATGCCTGAGCCTGCTGATACCAATCTGTCACCTTTGCGCACTACTCCAATTACTTGCACCGGAACACGTCCAGTCATTGCAACTGGTGGATGCGTGTCGTCTTCTCCGGCGCCGCCATTCATTAGGTAGGCTGCTCTTGTACTTATAACGCCAAACACATTTTCGCTTAAATCTTGTTGAGATCTTGTGATTTCAGCTGTACCGCCTAGTTCAACTACGGTACCAGGTGCCAGTTCTTCATCAGCTGCAAAACGTTCTGCAACGTCAGCATACAAGGCTGTGGTGGCTGTGGCAAACAATCGATTGAAATAACTAGCAGAGGATCCAATATTGCCCACAGCATTTGTGCCAGTGTGTTCGATACTTGGTGTGCTCAATCCAGTGACAATTGCTCCGGTAGTGGCCAGCACCATGACATTCCCAATGCCGCCAATTGTAAATGCAATATTGCCGCCGGATGATGTAACATTGCCTTCTGAAGTACCGTTTTCAATTTTGGTAACACTAACAGCTGAACTCAATCCAGTAAGCTGACTACCGTTGCCCAAGAAAAATCCAGCACTGACGTTGCCTACACCAGAAACTCTGCCTGATCCGAATAGTACGTTACCACCTGTAATATTACCTGTGCCAGAAACTATTCCAGAACCAAATAGCACGTTTCCACCAGTGATGTTGCCTGTGCCACTCACAATGCCAGATCCAAATAACACATTGCCGCCAGTTATATTACCAGTTGCGCTGACCAGACCAGCAGTTCTTATGTTACCACCTTGGACGTTTCCAGTTACTGTAGCAAGGCCAGCAGTAATAAGATTGCCGCCTGTAGCATTGCCGGTTGCTGACATTATTCCACCAGTTAAAAGATTGCCACCTGTAATATTCCCAGTAGTACTAACTGAGCCGCCGGCAGGTGGAATTACATTGCCAATAAAGTTTGGAGCAGTAATATTGCCAGTGGCACTAACTAATCCAGTAACAAAAACGCCTGTGCTAGCCACAGTTTCAACAACACTTCCAGCAACTGCTAACGTGATGTTGGCTGGGTTGCTGATGTTGCCGCTGCTGTTGCCAATATTCCAGACTGTAAAGCCTTTGTAAATTTTAGGAAATCCCAATCCAACGTATGCACTACTATTACCAGCTGGTGTAAAGTCAGCAACTTTACTAATAATACCAACCAAGTCACCAGCAGCATACAATCCTGTGACAACATAACCTGTGGTACCATCGCCAATGGTAAGGGGTATAGCGCCAGATTGTCCTTCGATACTTGAATATGCTGGACCAACCACAATAAATGTGCTAGGAGCTACTGAACAAACTTTTAACTGCTGATTTGTGGTATCATACCACAAGTCTCCTTGTACAGCAGGGCTTGGTGCTGTAGATGATGATGTGGCACCGCTAATAACTTTCCAGGTTGTTCCTGAATAAACTTTCAATAGTGTATTGGTGCTGTCCCACCATAGTTGTCCAGTAAGCGGAGCAGCAGGTGCTGTTGTGTTAGCTGAATTTTCCAACAAGTGAATAAAATTGTCGTCTAGGAACTGTCCGTACCCAGCATAATTTTTGCCGATCAACGTCATCGAACTGGCAGTGTTTACAGTACCATCTGTTATGGTAGCAAACGTTGTGCCGTTTGTTAGATTAATTGTATATGCCATGTTGGTCGCCTTGTTCCTATATTTTTCTATATTTATACAGCATTTATGTTGCTTAGTGTCTGTATACGTAGGGTGTAATCAATTTGAATTTGACGGTTCAAGCTCTTTTGCACTGGGTGGAAAATTACATGAGTAATCAGTCGCAAATCTGTTGAGCTGCCGTTCCAAGATTTAAGGCCTAGTTCATCAAACACATATTCGCCGTTAAAATTGGTAGAATTGTCAAATGCTTGTTGTGTGGGCGGTTCGCCGTAGTCTAACAAACAGGTCACAAGAATATCTGTATAAACAGTACCTGCTGTGTGTATCACAGTCATAAAGTTTGTGTCAGGATCGCTATCTGCAGCCGAGTTATCGTCAACAACTTTGGCGTAGGTTTCATTGTACAATCCGGCGTTTTGTCCCACAGTGTTTGGGGGCAAATATGTAATCACGCCTGTAGGGTCCACAGAGCTGCCGCCGTTTCCAAATGCCATAGAATAGATAATTCCCAAACTAGACCCGTTTGCGTCCAATCTATTGCTTAGGGCTTGTGCCATAGCAATTGATATATTTTCATAGTGAATTGCGTTTTTCTTATCTACCAACACTTCACCTGTGTTGGGATCGTGTATTTTAATAAAGCCTTCAATACGGGCCAATCCTGGTTCTATCATGCTCTGCCCTCCATATAAACTTCGCGAGTTTTTGGATCAAAAATACGCACATGAGCTTCGACGGAAAACGATCCTTGCTCGTTGGGACGTTTAGGCTGAGGTTGTTTTTTCTCAGAATTTGCAGTTACTGGCTGTTTTGGCATAGTAGTTGACATGATCGTTTATTTACCTTGTTATAATCCACGTAAAAACCTTGCAGCATTTGTGTCAGTGATCTGTAGTGCTTCGCCGTTGCTAGGTGTTCCGTTACCCGGAGCATACCAAGTTACACCTCTACGCTGTAATATCACCACCTCAACACCTGCACCTGGAGCAGGCAAATCGTTGGCTGTAAGGAACTGTATTGCTAGTGGATTGTAATCGGTTACTTGGTAGTAGTTGCTGGCCAAACTGGTGCCAGCAACACCTGTTCCTGACCCTGCCCCTGTAGCTGTAAATACCACGCCCGGCAATGGATAAACATCGCTTGGCAGGCCAATAGCATGCCAGTTGGTGCTGCCAACACTAGCAATAGTGTAAGTTTGTCCTATCACAAACTGCCCAGCATAGTAACCTACTCTAGCACGGTTGCCGCCGACATATACTTCAATACTGTTGACTTCAAAAGAACTGTCACTTAAATCAAATTCAATTGTAGGAGCGTAAAATATTGTGGTAGATCCATCACCCGTACTGGTATCGCTTACAATATAGTTTTGAAACTCTTGAGGTTGTCTGTTACCAAGACCCATGTCATACACTTCTGCATTGACTGAATGACTGGTAGCGGCTGTGCCAGCAGTACCTCGTTGTAACCCAGTGATTGAATTTGTAGACAAATTTCTTTCGCGATATAGTATGCGTTCACCATCGATTGTAACTACACCAAAAATACCATCAGTCAAGTTGGGCTCACTAAGGGCTGCGACATTTGCGACGTAGATAATGTCTGCTACAGCTGACACTGCCTGAGCTACTGTAGTTGTTGTTGAGGCAGTGATACGGAACGTAGTTTGCACTCCACGCATGTCCTGGAACAATCTAAATGCCATAGCACCTGGCACAACACTCTCAGTAAATTCAGTTACTGCCAGCACTTGTGCCGAGCCAATAATACCACTGCCCAGTATCAAATATTGTCCTTGCACTGCATAATCCACGCCTGGATACAATCTATTGCCATCCAATGTAACCCATAATCTGTTGGCCAATATTCCTTCACGACCTAGATTAAAATCATTAGTTGGAATAGCCACGCCTATGCTGAAGTCAAAGCTGCCTGATGTGTCATTGGCTGCATCTGGAAAACTGTATCCAGTGCTGTCATATGGCTCAATCACTGTGAGGCCAGTAACCACCGGGCCTACAAATACCAAAGTTAACGGATCTTGTTGTGATGTATCATTCCAACTGGTAATTGCAATTTGATCGCCTAAATTAAGCAACGGAGTTATTAACAATCTGTTGGGCGATCCTATCACAACTGTGTATTGTGCAATGGTGCTAACTGATATTAAAATCTGTGCGCCATCAGCAGGTGGAGTAAAAAATACCACTTGTCGGCCTGGAGTATTACTACCATCATAATTGGTCACATAATAATTACCTACAATAGCACCATAATTTTGTACTTGTAGGACATTGTCTACCCAAACTTGAATATCAGTGTAAGCATTGATAGCAGATTGTGGATAGCCACCACCGCGCTGTGGCAATCCAAAACTGCTGCTGGTTCCGTCACCAGTCCATTCAATACCCTCAGGTGGTTGTAGGCGTTTGCCATTAACAGTGACCACTAGGTTGGCCACATTGGTTCCTTGCATGCTGTTGTCAAGATTGATACTGTTGGTCAATCTATCAGACTCAGTAGCGGTACGATACTGTGTTACTGCTGTGCTCCAGCTGTATTGTGGATCTTCAACGCCCATGACAGTGATAGAAATTCCATCGCCTGGACCATATGGTGCTTCGGTACCAATAAATCGAGTCCAATCAATCTCAGTGGTTCCAACAGAGATAGACGGATTTGATGTGCAGACCCATCTTGTGGCAGCATTGGTTGATCCTGATGTAACAAGGGTGATTGCGCTAGGAATATCTAGAGAATCAACAAAATCTGTTGCTCTGGTCAATATCCAACCAATTGTGCTATTACCAACTCTAGTAACAGTATAGATACCATTAAACGTTGCACTTTGCGTGGTGTCATTGGTGTATATGCCAGTTTCATCCTTGACAAGTATGCGATCTCCTACCAATGGAATAACGCCGTCAATTGTTAACGCAGTGTAATCATCAAATACGTTGTAATTTGTTAGTGTTGCCCCAACACCGTTTGTGCCATTGTTGTACACATAGCCATAAGTTCCAAATAACGATGTTGTGGTTGCATATTTTACATTGGCCATTGGATATGGAAACCTAACTGTTGATTGCACAGTTGGAACAAATTCTATCCAATACAATGGATCATCTAATAAAATTCCCGGCGGCACTGATTGCAACGCTCGATAATACAATTGATTATCTTCAACAACAGTTTGTGCTGCATAAGAATTTTCGTAAGTCCAAGGCACACTGTTAGCATAAGATGTCCAGGTGGCACCTGACACATTTGTACCATTTACAAACAATACCAGTTCATAAATTTCATTGGCATTTACAGGAATTACTACAGAATTATTGACTTCTGTTCCGTTGTAATTTCCGCGGTACAACTGATTACCACCACCCATTTCGTAAGCAGTAACACTGATCACATCACCATTTGCAATACCACCGCCAGGAACGGCTGTTATAGTTTGGGCCTCCCAATCCACAACATAGTCTACGTCTGGTGTGAGATCACTATTTGTATTTTCATTAGAAACTTCAATGTTTACCGGATTTTGCACCAATGTGCCCCAGTATAAGGCATTGCCGTCATAAACATAATTGAATGTGCCTATAGCAAAGCCATGTCCGTCACCTGTCCAGTCTGCACCTGGACGAGTATACACACGGAAATCTAGTGTGTCGTATTCAGATCCGTTGACCAATTCTTCTGGAGCATGTCCTTCGTATGGTCCAATAAATTCGCCACCATCTACATTGATATCAGTTGGACGTAGTCCCAAAAACATATCAGTAAAGCTGCTGGCATAGGTAGCATCTATTGGTTCTGGCACGTCTGCAATCATGGTGCCGGTGGCAGAAGTCAGGCTAAATGTTAACCCATCTGGTGCTAAGGCAACTGTAAAATGTGTTGCATCAACAATGGCATTTACATAATAAACAGTACCAGCCACGATGCCACCAAACACCGTGCCGTAGAATCTGATTGGATCACCAAGCGACAATCTTGCTGTTTGAACACATGTGATTTCGTTGGTAGTTGCATTGGTAGCAGTACACACCAAGGTAGGACTTGCCGGAGCACTGCCCAAGAAATAGTCTCCCCAAACTTGCACACCTGGATAGCTGGTGCCATCTACTAGCAATTGCAAATCTAATCCAAATTCGTTTACGCCCGGAACATAAAATCCCATGGTACGATTGACACCACTGAGTGTGGCTGCATCTACCAGTGTCCAATCTTCAAGATTAAAGACTGGGCCAATCACCGCACTACTGCCGTCTGCACTGTCAGCTTGCCATACACGATCATCATACCGAACCAGTGTGCCATTTTCGTATGTGCCATCTGAACTCCAGGTTAATACAGATGTTTGATATTGATAACGGTCGTATTTGAGAACTGTGCGGAAACTGCGCACAAGTCCGTTGTCCATCTGAGGGTATGCAGCAACGCCTGTGCCATTGCCACCATCAAACGCCACAGTTGGAGTTGAGCGGTAGCCTGAACCGCCATTGATCAATGTTATAGATACGACATTGCCTGATGAGTTTAGCACTGCTGTGGCTTCTGCTCCAGACCCAGTGTCACCTTCAGCCGGTACAATCAACACTGTAGGCGCAATGGTATAGCCTGTGCCTTGATTGGTAACTGTAATTGAATCTACATGTAGCAAATAGTTGTCAAACCATTGACTGTAAGGCCACTCTGGCCACAGAGTGCTATTAGGAGCAGTGTCACTGAGTGTGTTAAATGCCTGAGCTGTAGCATGTTCATAAGGTAACAAAATTGGGCTTACATACTGTGGTATGGTCAAATTTGTGTCATAGTATGCTGGCAAATCAAAGTCAGTCAAACTGCCTTGGAAACTATCAATGCCATCATATGTTAGATTGAATTCACGAACTTGTACATGATAGGGTTTGACTTCTTGAATGTACTCACTCACAAAGTCTTGATTGTCACGAATGTAATTTTGATATGGCACCAGATCTCTAACTTTGTGTTGAACATCAATCAAACTGGTTTTAATCAACCATTCTGGTGCTAGTAACTCGCTTAAAATAAAGTTAAACATCAGAGTAAGTGACTGATTTCTTTCAATTTTCAATTCGTCAACAAACAATTCTTCATTGATAGCTTGAATAATTTTACGTGTTTCAATCACTGGTTCTTGATCAAAATATTGTGCATCAAATACTTCAACGTCAAATCCAAATCTGCCTAGCGCATAATCATAAATTTCAGCAGAAATTTCGATGGTGCCATCTTCAAGGCCTACTCGATCCCATCCTGTATCAGTACGTAGATAGATTTCAAACTTGCCTTGTGCATTAGCAGTGACTTTGACACTTGATCCAATGGCCACACTTAATGTTTCCAATGTAGCATAGTTTGGTACTTCGGCCACAATAATTGAACTAGAATTATATCCTGGCTGATACCAGTTAACGTAACTCCAGTATTGTGGCGTGTTATAATTTTGCACACGACTTAACACCAATTCTCTCACTGTTGGATCATTTGTAGCTTGTACTTCATTAATGGTCCATAATCCACGATTCAAACTATTGGTAACCACAAGATATTTGTAACCCAATGGCACAGCATATATGTCTTGGAATCCTAGTATTTCTAAATTAGCCACTCTCAAATTCCACTCGCCGCTGGTTGCACTAGGTTCAGGTTCTGCACTGTTTAATAATGCAAAACTTCTAATTTCTGTTATAGGATACAATGCAAATACATCATTGGCACGTTGAATATAATTTTTTAACGCTAAAAATCGATCCACAAACATACTCTGGCGTGGTCGGAATTGAACCCCATATTGTTGAGCGTAGTTAAGATTTGGATCTGGAACTTTATTGCCAGTTGTGTCTACTCCACAAAAACTGTCTTGTAGTTTGCGATACAAATTATCACTTAAGAAAGCATCATCTTGCCCTTGTGCAATTAATTCGTATTCAGTGTGTACATTAGCCTCTGTAAGAACTTGATCAAACTCCACACTGATAATAGTGTCTGCTGCCAAAATGTATTCAATTGCATTGTAGATTGCAATGGTACTAGAGTTAATTGGTGCAATATAACTAATGCCACTGGCTTTTGGTTCTTGAATATAAGATGCCACTGTGGCCACGCTAAGTGTCTTGCCTGCCCGTGATGCAGTTTCAGTTATGCCACGCACCCAGAAATAATATTCAGTAACAAATGTTCCAGACTGATTTAATCGAGTGCTTACTACATAACTAATGATGCTGTATGGTGTGCCAACTCCGGCGTAATTTGCAGGTGGTACTGTGCTAGAAATCCATTGATATACATCCACTGTGCTGCCGGGGAATACTTGTCCCCAACGACGGCTGGCATAAGTTGGATTGTCCTGATTTGGATTAATAAATCTTACTGTGCTGATGTCCCACCAAACTTCTCCAACATGTGTAGCCGCCCAAGTGTCACCGCGATTGTTTACAGGACCAACATTGTAAGCAGCAGGGTCAATTGCACTGATAAAATCTATATTTTCTTGAGCGGCCCCTAATACTTTTCCTTGCAGTGGATCAAAGAAATCAAAGAACTGACTCTTGGCTGAAGAAATTCTGTCATACATGTACACACTAGTCAACAGTCTTATATCAACAACTGGTTGTTGAATAGCAATTGGCTCCCAAGCTAAACGTTGCGTGGGATTTTCAAATATATAAGCAGCACCGTATTCGCTGAATGTGCTATCTTCAAAGTCTTCGCCGGGCGCTGTGGCTACCAAAACACCAGAATTGTAACTTACTGCATAACCATATTGATCCAGATAATTTACTCCATTAGTTTCAACTTGCTGTCCAAATATAAACTTACCCGGATTGGCTACGCTGAGGCTATTGCTAGGCAAATAGTCATATGTATAAACTGCACCTGCCTGTACCAATGAACGAGTAACATAAGAACCATTGACCAAGACCATAACCACTGAGCTAAAGAATATGGTAGAGTTACCATCAAACGTTGTTCCTGGTTTTTCTGTTGTGGTATTATAATCAAACACCATAACTGAATATAGTGTGCCCTTTGGTGATCCAACCACAAGATTAAGTGCAGTGTCATTTACAGCCACTGAGTAACCAAATTGACCAAACTCTACTGGTCGTGGGCTTGCAATAGTTTGTGTGTATTCAAAAGTTACAAATCCAAGTGCAGAAAACACTGAGCCAACTGAACCCGGTGCCACTTGTAATTTGTTGCCGTCTGGTGCAGCAGCAGTGTTGGTCACAAAAATAGTCAGGTAGCCTGTTGAGGAAACTACTGCGGTAGCATTAGGAGCACCCGAATTGGTGCCTGCTTCTCCACCATTTATTGCAGCAGCAAGGCCTGCAATATTATTGTTTGGACTAGCTGGTACTGCAATGTCAACATTGTTTACTCGTAATGTTTGCCCAGCAGTCAGACTAGGATTGGCAATAGTAGAAGTAATTGTACCATAACTTCTGGCTTGGTTTACACTGCGCTCAACCACACCACCTTTCCAAACAATACTAGAATCTTGCGGCGCACCCACATACAAACTACAGTTGTATGGACACAAATCCAAACTTTGGCCGTAGTTTGTGAATTCGGCTACTGTGTTCTCTGTGATCAATTGCTGTTGCACAAACTGATTGATTTCAATTTCAATTACGTCGCCTACAAACAAATCTTTGTTGATGGTGATGTTATTGCCTGAAACTGAGAATGTGTTATCAGCGCCAACAATACTGTCAGTTTGATTGGTTAAAAATACATTATTAACTAGAACACTAATTGGTGCTGCCACAGTTCCTAACACAGTATACGTGTTTGAACTATCGTCCTGACGAATGAACTTTTGTACATTTCTGTCAATCACATACACTGAACCTGCTTCAGTCAATGTGTTAACTGTGGCGTTAGGACAGCCAATTATAACTTGACGTCCATCTGTAGAACACTGAACGCTTGCACCAAATCTTGCACCAGCAGCAACTGCCACTGTTGGTGTAATGGTGCCAGCCAGTTGATAATAAAACTGCGATGTCACTATAATATCATTACTTGGGGCACTGGCAAATGTCAGTGTGGTGCCAGAGTAGGTGTAATCAATGTTAGGACGTTGTAATACACTATCTACACTGACTGAGAATGAATAAATGTTGTTTGCTGTGGCTGTAAACAACCATGGTGACAATGAATATGTAGTACCACTTGGACTAAATGTTTTGACATATTTTCTTGAAATTGTAATAACATCACCAGCAGCAGGCATTGCAGTAAATGTCACAGTGGTAAAACCAGCGTCTACAGTGTAATCTGTTGTGAGCGTCAATACTGCATTGTTTTTAAGCACAGCAATTTGATTGGCATTGTTTATTTGTATAGTATCGCTGATGTCAGCAGTATTGCTAGTGCCGTTGGCAATGTATTGTAAAACTTGATCTTGCCATTGCACTTGTCCGTATGCATACACTGTGTTCAGTCCAGGTGCACCAACGTACAACCAGCGTTCGTCAAGACTCATAGCCACACTATAACCAAATTCACCAGCACCTGGGGTGGTGGTTGGTGTTGTTCCAGGTAATGTCAACAACTGTGGTTGAGACCAAGGACTGGTGTTGGCTGCCCCAGCTGTGGGGTCACGCCATAATACTACAGCGTATCCGTTGTTGACAGGTGATCCTGCAGGTGCTGGTCCCAAGCTGGCGCTTGCTCCGCCAACAGCAAATGTTTGATTGCCAGCATCTACAGCATTGCCATACCCGCGCAGGCCTGTTGTGCTTAATGTAAGAACAGTGTCTTGTCCGCCAATGGGACTGATTGGCACATACTGGTCGCCGGCATTTCTTACATACAAATAGATACCGCCCTTGGCAGTACCCAATCCAAACCCATAACGCGGACTACCAACAAACAATGCTGCTCGATTTGTGGCTTGTGCTACAGATGCTCCGTATTGTTCTGTGGCATCAAGCAACACTGGCGCTAACACTGCTCGGTCAGTAAAAGGATTTTGTTTTTCTAATACTTCCCATAATCCGTCACCGTTATCATCAACCCAAACTTTTGCGCCGGGTAAAAATTGTTGTGCGTAAGGCAAATCTATCACGTTGCTGGCCTGGTCTACACGCATGGTTTCTAGGGTAAACCCAATGCCTGTGCCGTCAACCACAGTGCGATCACCTGCAAGATCCAATGCAATGTTCACAGTGGTCAAATTGGGAACACTTAATACGGTGTAAACACCATTGACTTCTGTATCAAAAAATCTTATGATCAATCGATTGCCAGTTATCAATCCATGTTGTTTGCTGAATATAACTCTGCTGGTTCCATTAAGATTGTCACAAACGTGTTGTATAGTTCCTGGCACAGCTTCTGCACGATAAATGTTCCAGTCATAGTTGTTTACTTTGGCAACCCAGATGCTGGTTCCAACTATAATAGAATTGATGTTGGCATTGAGATTTGCAGGATCATCTAAATCAAAAACTGTGATATCAACGTCATCAATATTAACATATCCTGCACTAGGCAAAGATATATCTGTTGGCAATGTGGTTGTGGTTGGTAAAAGTGCAGGAGTGGTCAACGGGAAACTACTTTTCCATACATCGCTAAGGAAAATTTGTTGATCAGCAGTGCTTGTTTCGTTTGGCACCACAACCTGTACCAAGCTAGGATTGCTTGATAACAATGCACGATTCAGTCTCAAATCAAAGAAACTGCGATTGGCGTTTGCACCATATACCCCACGTTGTATTGCCCAGTTTTCAAAAATTTTGTATTCGGCAACTTCTTTGTTGAACTTAGCTTGCCCAAACAAGTCAACACTATTTTTAGTTCCTTTGGTTCCAAGGAATTCTCTATAAATGTTAAGCTGACTAACATCATCAAGATTTAGTGCAGCCATATACTGTCTAGGTCTAAATCCTATCAAGCCATAACTTAACAAATCATTGTCACTGACTAAATTTGCCGAGTTGATGTCATAACTGTTGCTGAGTTGGTCAGCTTTGTTTGCAAGATTGGCCAATAATCCTTGTTCAATAACTGTGTAATCGCTTTGATTCCAGTCATTGTAATTGAACTTGGTGCTGGGTTGTACAATTGTGGCAGCACTCCAGTATGCACCTTTGTATGTTACTATTTCACCTTTGGCATAAGTTTTTAAACCAGTCCATGCAGGAATGTTGTTTTGATTTAATATAAATCCCTGCGCATCAACACTGCCGTTCCATTCTGTAGAAGTAGTGCCAGCAATATACAATCTGCTTTGTCTAGCGCCTGTTATAGGTTCAAAAATTAAGTCGCCAAACAAACTGGCGTTATCCAACACAATCATACTTTCGAAGCTGGTATAACGCATGTCAATAAAACTCAAACTTTGATTGTTCAAAGGTTGGATAGTAAAGTTGTTGTCAACTCGCACAATATTGAGATCACGTGTGGGGAAATCTTTACGATTCTGGTCTAATATTACATGTTCCGCAGTTTGTGATGTTATGTTGTCTACTACTGCTTGTTCCTTGAACACAGACAGTCCTATAGCCAACGGATTCAAATTGATTAAGCTGCCATTGCCCCAGCCTTGTTGACTCCAGTATATGAACTCGTACACCATTTGTGACCAGGTCATCAAGTAACCATTGGTCTGATTGGTAAATTCAAAGCCTTGTGATTCTAAAAACTTTCCATAACTCAACAAGAAATTGGCTACAGCACTTTCAGTTGTGAATACAAACCCATAGGGAATTTGAGTGACAGTGTCTGTGTAATTGGCAGGTACTTGTATAGTTTTACTGGCCACACTGTATGTTTCAAATTGTCCAACTGGAATACTGGTGAATGTGTTAAAATATGGTCTTGCAGTGCTGTAGCCAAATACTGCGTAGCCACCATCCACAACTTGAATCACCACAGAACTGTAAATTAATCTGTCAAATGGTTGATTTTTGTATACCAACAGTTGATAGCTTTCTGGAGGAATCTGCAACGAGGCGTTGGTTGATCTAGGACTAGATTTTTCAGTGTAAATTTTCAAGTACTGTTTGTCTGAGAATGAAGCCATTCTGTAACACAAACGTACATCTAAATTTTGCAAATCTGTTTCTAATGCCACAGTGCTGTCAGTACCTGTGAGGCGATTGTAATCCACAATCCAGTTGATGTAACTGGCTTTGCTGGTACCGTCACCATACACTTGCACGCCGTTGGCGTCTAATCTGTAACGACCATTATAAAGATACTGATCAAATTCTGTGCTATACTTGTACAAGTCTCTGTCAGCAAACAATGCAAAGAATTTTGCTGGACGAGTAAGCGCCAGCAACCGCATGGCTGCAAATGGGTAATCGCTTGAATTCCACCACGAAGCTTCTACCGGACCGCCATCACCGGGTGCCCAGCTTTTCTGCCACGTTTGTGGATTGTATCTACCTACAACTGATTCCAATGGCGCTAACAGATTGCCTGCACTGTCAGTTGGTAGCACAGATAGCAAGCCAGGTCTTGCATAAGCTGGTAGTGTGTATGCGCCAACCGGATCTCTCACAAGCCCTAGTTCCAAATCATCCCACAAGTTCATGTTGTCAGATGTATAAGGTGCCGGGCCGTATGTTATTTCCCACCAGTCGGGTTGAACTGAAAACCCAATCATCTCCCAAGGAGTTAGTTCTGGTTGTTGGGTATCGTAAAAATAACGATAGATACCACGCCAGGCACCCAACAAATTTTCATTGTTAAGTTTGTTAGTTGAAGAACTATAATTGTAGGTAAATGGATTACCAGCATTGTAATTTTGCGTGGTGTAATCCAACTTGTTCCAGCCTACATAAGTCAAGAAACTAGTTTCTAATATGGTATTGATCTCAGCATAGCTATAACCAGTATCTCTAAACTGTCCTGGCAACACATCCACAACATCCAGTGGCACAGGATTGTTATCTAACTTGATATTGTTATAAATTCTAGTTTCAAATTCTAACAACACTTCGTCACGTATATCACCAAAGATAGGTGTCTGACTGCCATCATGTCCTAGTATAACCAGTTGTTCACCTGCGCTGGTCTTGACTGTCAAAATTTCTGGTCGCCATGCAGGATACAATCCCATTTTGCTTGGAGTATTAGGCACATAGGTGCCATAGGTAGCACTGTATTCTTGAATGGTAATTGTATCACCAATGGCCAGTGTAATCAAAATCTCAATTCGTGGACCATCTGTGGCAACTGTGTATTCTAAATCTCTAGTTAAGATTTGGTCATTTACATACACATTCATGCCAAGGTAGTTGGCTGATGTGTAGTTGTAAACTTGTACAGTGTCAAACACCTGCCTGGTAATATAGCTCACAGTGTAAGTTGTTGTGGTGAATACTGCGGTAGCAGGCAGCATGTCACTCCAATAGAATGGATTATTTTCTGTTCGTCCTAGTGTGATTTCAGCTATCACAGTATCAAGTACTTGTGATGTAGTTTCGTATTGAATGGTCTGTCTGGTCACTGCTTCTAGCAGTTGATTTTTGTACTTTTGATATTCTCTGCTGTTGTATTCTATTGCACCAAAAATATTGTACTGCTGAGATCTCATAAAGTATCCAGCTAGGGTCAATGGAGAACTTTGTTGTAAAATCAGTTGACCGTAAGGAATAACATTACCAAGGTCTCTAGTGTTATTTGCACCATTAATTGATCCTGAGAATGTAGTTAAATTTTGACAAATGCTGTCATAGTGAGTGCGCAATGTACCTAATGTAAAACTTGGGCTGTTGGCATTCAATGGATTGTTATTGAGATTTAACGGAACTTGATAAAAAGCCACTTGGCTGATTTGGTCACTAAGCACTTCAACTTCAATTACATCTCCCACAACGTGTGCAGTATGTAATGTAATAGTTGTGGTATTGGCAGTAGTGGCCACTGTGTATGTGCCTGGATCTTGGAAGATAGATCCCACAAACACTGTTACGCTAGGCACAGTTGTCACAATGTTTGACTGAACAGCAACATCCAATTGTAATGGTTGTAAATTATAAACAAATTTAAACTGCTGTCTCATTAGTGTAGGCACTACTGCTGTTTGCCAACCAATCAATCGTTCAAACACAGTTCTTGATGCATATTCATAAACAAATCCTGAACTAATTGGTGCTGTGGTGCTAACATTGTCAATCACATACACAAATGAATCTGAGTATAAATTATTATCAAATACAATGTCTCCTACATTGGTCAATGAAAGATATTTGAGCACTAGTTGTAGCACTGGATCAGCAGGTCCTGAGCCTGTGGCATAACTAAACAATTTTGTGCCTGTAAATGTTGAACTAGGATATGTAGTTCTGTTGGCCAAACTCACTCCGTCAGCATCAAATATGTCAAACAGTGGTGCCTGTTGTACAGCAGTTTTTTGTTGTGCTTCTAACCAATTTACACCATCATACCAGTAGGTAACGCCAACTTGCGAACCACTAATGCATGTGGTAGTTTGATCAACAAGTATTTCTCCATCTGATGCTTCTACCAAATTAATAATAGGTTGTGTAATCAATGGTGCCACAGTATCTGGTACAATAAAATTTACCACGTAAATTTTGCTTCGTACATTCTGATCTTCGTCAGCAGCAAATATCACACGACTGCCATTGACAAATGTGTAATCATTCACTGAATATCCAGTGCTGCCTTCAATGTTACTGAATGCATCAGTTTCAGTAAAATCAATTACGTTCACTGGTTGCTTGGCATCTGTGCCCATGTTATACAATCTGATGCCACCACGGAATTGTATAATTGGCCGCTTGCCTTTACGGTCATTGTCTATTACCACAGGCGTGTCATTGTAAGCACCTGTAGCATTGAGCACATCAATGTGGAACCATCGATTGCTACGACTCCATGCATTTAGATCTGGACTGTCTCGGTTGATTGTGAGATAATCAACATCGTCAGCAGACGCATACTCTTCAGGAGTGATATAATTTGTTACTGGCAATAGTTCAATTGCTGTGCCTACACCACTAACATAGTATTGCGGATTTTGACTGGTAGTTGCAACCATACTACCATTGGCCGAGGTCAACGTCACTGCTGTGCCATCTTTGGTTGTGCTTACTTTAAATTGACTGCTGCTAAACACTGTTTGAACGTAATAGGTAACACCAGTGTTTACTCCGCCGAATGCTGTGCCATTAAAAATAATTTCCTGACCTACTGCCATGCCTGCTGTGGATTCAGTGGTAATGAGATTGATACCTGCTGCGGTGTTTGTGCAAATAAATGCAGCAGACCCAGTGGCGTAGCTGGCAGGTGATACATTACCTAAAAATTGAACTTTTAATCCATTGGTAAATGTAACACCATTTGGACTGGTGTAGTTGGTTTTTCCTAACACATCTTCGATGTATATTGTACTGCTATTGTCTTGTTCAATTAGACGGATGGTGCCAAAAATTTCTGGGTCGGTGCCATCTTGGTAATACAATGTATCCAACTTGGCTGTAAGCTGAGGCATTTCAACAATATATCCAGTTTGGTTTTTGTACCACTGTGTGCTGGAATATTCAGTGCCATATCGTATGGTCCATTTTTCTAAATTAGCTATATTTTGAATGCTGCCTAATGATAGATAGGTAAAGGCACCCACAACAACATAACTTATACGCCATATGCTATAATAATTAGTAGAAGGATCACCCACACTGTTTGCAAATACCAATGTTCGTGTGTTGAGATCAGTGATGCCATCAATGCCACCATAGGTAGCTATAAATTGATCTAGTCTGGCTCCGTCGATATTATTGAAAAACAAATCAGTAACAAGATCAACCGACCCAATGCTAACAAGATTGTAGAAAAAGTCTTGAGCTGTTTTTTGTGGTACGTTAAAATTAAGTGTGCCAAGATCAATACCATTGTTGGTAACACCGTAGATGGATCTAGAAGTTACGTTTGGAGTAGTAGGATCTAATCCATTGATTCCGGGTGCTGTCTGAATCCAAAATCCTGGACCGTCACCAGGTTGGGCATCAATCACACTGATGGTACCTCTCATGAGACTTTGAGTCTGACAAGAATAATATAGTGTATTAGGTGCGTCTTGGGGTACAGTAAAAGTCACTGTGCCTACTACTGATCCATTACGTGTGACACCTGAGTTATACTGATCACCTGTGCCTGTTGTAGGTGCAGTTTTGATCCAGAACGGAAAGTCGCCTTGCACAAACAGGTTAAAAGTGTATGTGTTACCACGAATTAAAACAATTGGTGCATTGGGTTCGTTGTCAATGTTAAAGCTGGTAACATTAGTGCGTGTTACTTTGTAATTAACAGTTTCTTTGTTGTTTTGCGATACTTGAAAAGTGTAGTTGCCGCCACGAACTAAATTTATAGTAGGGTTGTTACCAGTTAATCCTGAAAATGTGTAAACTCCATCAGCTCTGTCTACAACAAAATTTTGGCTCAACGCCACACCCGGTGATTGCACAGTAACTACATCAGGGCCATCTGGCACCCAGTAATACTGACTAAAGTTTACAAACGTGTCAAAATCCATAAACGGATCAAGACTATAATAATCACTAGTATACAGTCGACTGGGTTGTGTTGATGGACTACCTTGATATACCAGTGTATCAGTTATGCCTGGATACGTAATAGCATCTATTATTTTGTTATTGTCTGCAGGATCAACACTAATCACACCTGGCTCAAGTTGATAGTCAGCGCGAGTTTTGTCGGGCTCAATCACATACTTGTCGTTGGGATTTACACCTGGGCCAACTGTGCGGCCAATATAACCTTGAGTCTTTTTAAACTTTGGCTCTTGAATCAACTGATCCAAAGTAGCAGCCAAAAATTGCTTGTTGGCGTCCGTCTGAAAAATCTCAGGAAGAAAATCTACACTGCGTACTCGTGCCATTAAATTACTCCGCTACCAGGTGCAGTACGCAAATTAGTACTGGTCAATGCATCAATCACAACAATATTGTCAATGGTAGCGCCGTTAACAAATATTTCACTGGGTTCTGCTCTTACTTCGTACATGTCGCCAAAGTATTTTTGTGTGTCTAGTGGTACCAATACCACTGAACTGATTATGGTTCCAAGATATCTGTGCAGGTACGCCGCCAGTTCTGAAAAATAGAATGTATCGCCAAATCCCCATTTGTCAATGCTAAAATATTCATTCATAGCTGCCAACACAGAACTTTGTATTTCGCTAGTGCTGGCTGTGGAATTTTGAGCACGAATAACTTTGATTGTGGCTTGCAATGTTGTGGCTGCTTTAGGTCCAAACAATGGTTTAAACACTACAGAATTCAAAATAATGTTGTCACTGATCATCTTGTATTCATTAAGTCCTTGATATTCTGTACTAAGCTCATCAATGGTTGGCACGTCAGGTTCTGTAACTGTTCCGGTGGTGTCTTTAATCCAATTTTGATAGGCAGTGTAGTATGACTGTGTTACAACATACAAGTCAATAATATTAGTGGTGCCAGGATCAATTCTATTGGTCAATGGTGAGTTGTGACGATATTGGAAGTACAATGCTTGTCGTCCTGTTCTAGCAATCCAATCGCCTTCTGCTGCTTGCGTGATAACTCTCACTCCGGCAGTATTAACAGTCAATGTAAAAAATAATTCATCGGTGTAGGCATAGAAAACTTGCCCAGGTGAGTATTGAAACTTTACCAGTTCAATATTATCATACGTAGGATAGTCTGAATTGACCACTCCAGGTTCTACCAGCAAATATCGTTGCAAATTGTCAAAGTCCACAGTTTGTTGCAAGAACACTAGTTTGAGGTTGGGATTAACTGTTGGTGCAACAATTTCATTGAAGAAATCTGGATTGTCTGGCACGCCATCAGAGTCAGAATCTCTATAGCTGATCAACACCTGAAAGTCGTCAACATAGCCATCAGACTCCACAGGCTGTCCAGTGATTGTGGTATAGATATCTCCAGGCAGCGGTGATGAGCTGTCTGGTTTGGTGTTTACTGCCAGCACGTTAATAAAATCTTTAATGGTGGTGCCTGTGCGGCTGTCGTAAATCTTTTGATTTCCGTAAAAAAAGAATCTTGTTTGCAGTACTGATCCAAAGTAATAAGCAAGTCCTCGAAATGTGATTGTGTATTTGTTGTCCACCGCCACAAACTGTACCATCCAACTTGCATCTAAATTGTTTCCTGATGTGTTACCTGCATACGCTTGACTCCAAGTAGCATCAGCATCTAGATTGGTACTGGTAATAACATACCAAGTCCCGGCAGTGCCTGTAATGGCACCATTGTTATCATAGCCAAGACCAAAATTTCTGTACAACAAAATTTGTTGTGTCATTTGTTCTCTAATAGACGGAGTCAAATCTGTAAGGAATACAGGAATAATACTGTCCACTACAGCACCTGTAGGCACAAAGTTATTGAGTGCAATAGGGCCTTGGCCATTGGTTAAATTACCAATGCCGTTATTACTGCCGTCACCTACTATGGCAAGTGGACTGGCCCAAATTTCCAAATGGTCTTCGGGTCTAGTTGGCAGTCCTTGTTTCAATCTATTGTTTGCATCAAAGTAATACGGTTGTCCATTAATAACTGGAGGTATGAATTTAATTAAACTTTTTTGCACCACATACTTGAATGCAGTACTGCTAGAAGTTCCAACCATAACTGGTTCACCCAATGCATTTTGAAAATACCCTGTGGTTTCGTTAGCCAGTGTTGTGCTTTGATTCCAAGTGCTTAGAGCAGTAACACCAGTGTTTACAGGTATTCTTGGAAAGTTTGCATAGTAAAACTGTTTGAATGTGGTATCGATGATAGCAGGCTGTACTTGGTTGGCAATGAGGTCAGCAATCTCATTGCGATTGATCCAACTAAACAAAATACTAGGAAGAACATTGTATTCCCACATAGCCCCGTCACTGGAAAATGTGTTGGTAGACGAATACTTGCCTGTGTTGTCCACAAGATCAAGATACCGACTAGTGCCAATACTAGCACGGTTTACTGCTTTTGATTTGATAATAGAATTGTAAAGAGTAAACGGAAACAAGTTATAGTCTTCACCGTTGACCATGCGATTCTGTGTGTAGTATCTTGCTGGCGCACGTTGTTTGATAGCGTCAATGCTTTCACGACTTTGTGCATTGCTTACTGGTTGTGTGATACCACAAGTAAAAGTAATAGTTTGTAGGTTACCATTACGATCAATATAACTGATAGGCAACACCACGTTCTGCATTTCAGCAGGATTGATAATGTATTGAAGGCCATTGCTTGCACGAACATATGCACGGAAAATGCCCACTGGTATTTCTGAGAACACGCCATCACCAAACACCATGGTAATCTGATCATTGGTTCTGCTGGTCACAGAAAATATTGGTCTTAGTGTTGCAGTTTGTTCCGCAGCAGCTGAGTAAATGTTTTCAGTAAATGTCCACTCTCGACTGATGCTGCCCACATTATCTAATTGGAATAGCCAACGATCTTCGTTGTTCACACCATCAATGTTGATGTTTACTGTGCGATTGGCAATGCGTTCAGCCAAGTTAAAATCTTGATTTTGCAATGTACCTTGTTTGAAAAAGAAGAAAAATCCATTGTTAGCACTTTGGTATCCTAACTTATCATTACGATACAATATATTGAATGTGGCATTGGGTTTTGGACTTGGTTCATAAATGTAGTCTCTGCCAGCTGTGGACGACGTTGTGGCTTCAAACGGCATGTTAACTCCATCCACTGTGGCAGTATACGGAATTACTGGCAAGAATCCTGGCACTAAGTTAATGCCATATTCATTGGTATCTACACCCAAAATAGTTTGACGATTAGCAGGACGTCCAATTTTTTGACTGCTGACCAAGGATGAGTTAACAATAGCATTCCACTGTTCCAACCAATCAAAGTTTGTAGGATCGGCCCAATTAACTGTGACATTGGCCAAGTTAACACCGTTGTAATCCACAACATTTTCTGTTGTGGTCACTGAGAATGCTTTGAGCAGGCCCTGGGCGGCTGTGTTACGTTTGGCTGTATAGCTAACAAGATTGGCCAATCGTGTGACTGAATCTCTGCGTTCTGCTGTGTCTAAGTAATTTTCTCTTGTGTTAAGGTCTGTGCGGAAGGCAAGTGCCTGGCCCATAAACGCAATAACATCTAATAGCGCAATATATTCAGATGACTCAATGTAGTCGTTGAATGTTTCTGGATAGTACAAACGCAGGTAATCGGTGAAACTCTTGCGTAGAGTTTCAAAGTCGTAGCTTTGGAAATCTGCTTCGCGATAGGTTTGATAGATTTGTTTCCAATCTTCTACACCAAATATCGCTGTTTGTCTAGTGGTTTTTGCCATTGCGTCTGGGCCTTGTGTTCTTTATCTGTTATTTATACGGATAAAAAACGGCGTAGTTATACATAGCTAGCCGACCGGCTGACTTGATTGAAGAATACGTTTAGTATTTCAGCATTGACTCCACCTACAGTTTGAATTTCTAATTCAATCAGCATGCCATTTTCTTGTGGGTACACATTGATGTTGCTGATGAATACTCTAGGATCGCCGCCTGCCACTCGTTGCACTTCATTAATAATACCTTGTTGAACAGCATCAACTTGATTTTCAAACAGATAATTCCACAACACTGTGCCATACTCTGGACGACCAGGCAGTTGACCTTGGCGAATGTTAAACGCATTCAAGAGATCGCGTTTGACCAATTCAAAATCTACTAGCGTGAATTTTTTGTATTGATTCTGTGTGTTAAAGCCAACAAAGGTAGTCATAGCAATATTTATGCGGTGGGATTAGGCCTTGGATAGCCTATTGCAGTAAGACTTGGCAGACCACGACGTAGTCGTTCGGCATTCACCCGATCCCACACTATCTCGTCATTTCCAGTGTAAATTAAATCCTCATCTTTGGTATTGGAATAAGCACTAGATTCTATGGCTACCGGCAAAATACTAGGCACTTTGGCATTACCCACAATGCGTTTAGCGGCTGCTTCAAGTGTGTCTGTGTTTACAGTATCAATAGCAGCTATAGGTGTGTACTCCTGAAGCATGGACGGGTCTATTTTAGTTTGCGCCAAATTTACAGCAAACGCACCATTAACTGCGGCAGCATCAAATTTGGATTTGATGTCAGCCGGTAACCCAGGAGTATTTTTGGCCCAATTTAGTGTGTCAGGCACACTTTTTGCAGCATTGGTGGCCAGACCGCTAAGTGCTTGTGGTGTAAGTTTGTCTGTGGGAATTCCCAGTGATTTTAAGTCAGCCACACCCGAAGTCATCAATCCTTGCTGAATTTTGTTTTGAAGTCCTTCATTGCCCAGCAACCCATCGAGACTTTTTACACCATCTCTGCCAGTCCACACTGTGGGACTTTTTAACACACTGGTAAGATTACCACTGCCTTGTGCCAAAAATGTAGCAGCAGTTCCTGGTTTAACAAGACCCCATCGTTCAAGTTGACTGGCATCAAGTCCAAATTTACCTGCACCTGCTGTGTTACTAATAGTGTCTGCACTTTGACCTACCAACTTTGACGCTTGAGCCAATGTGCTTGTTACATCGGGTAAACTCATGCTACCAAGTCCAGTTAATGCTGGTCCTTGTTTGGCAAAGTCTGCCACATTGATACCACTTGTAGGAGTTCCTTTAATCAATCCAGATATGGTGCCAACTGCGGTGCTAGCCAAACTGCCTACTCGTGCAGCAGCACCAGTTAACGCACCTGTGATGGCTGATGTTGAAGGTAATGAAAATCCGGCGCCTGCGCCAGCCAATGATGCGCTGATAGCAGCAGTAGCGCCGCCTGCGCCGGTAGTCAGTGAATTGAATGCAGCCGCGCCACCTTGAAGTGCGCTGGCCACTTGTGTGCCTGCTCCTTGCCCCAGTGCGCCTATACTGGCTGTGAGACTGTTCAGATTCGTACCTGCAGGTAATTTGCTAGATAATGATGCCAGTCCTTGTGTGAGCTGACTTTGTGCAGATGCTAACCCGGCAGCAGCTTGTGTAGCTGCACTTGCAGTGTCTCCAACTTTGAATCCAACAAGTCCCCCACTGTTGACCTGTTGATCAAACACTGCCTTTGCTTGTTCATATGTCATGCCCGGAGGGCCTTTGATTTTAAATGTTTCTGGTAAACCATTGTTACCTACACTTGAAGTTGGTTGCGTTGGCGGAGCGTCAAGTGGTCTTGGATATCCTAATTCAGTTAAACTTGGAAGACCACGGCGTAATCTTTCTTCATTGACTCGATCCCATACGATATAATCATCGCCGGTATAAGTTAAATCTTTATCTTTAGTGTTTGAGTACTGCCCAGATTCAAAATTGGTTACGGCGGACTGACTAGGTGCCGATGCTCGTGCTTCGTTTATTGCAGAGCTAATTCCAAGTTGATTGAGAGAAAATGTAAATTCACTCATGATCTTCTAGTTATTTCTATGCCAGCTGGAATAGGCACTGCACTAGGATTAGGCGGTGGCTGCCCTGCTTCTAATGGAATTTCAATATCTACACCTTTGTTGTGATAGGGATATGGTTCGTGTGTGGGTGCTCGCGTCACAATACTGTCTAGGCCACCTGTTTTGACTGTCCATCCAGTGGCGCTACTAAATGTTGTGTCATCTAAAATGGTTGTGGTCAAATTGTTGGGCGCTGATACTGAGTCAGCTGCTGGACCGTTGAGATCAATACCGCCTGCAGTAAACTTTAATGCACCACCACCGTCCCAACTTCCACTAGCACTTTGCAAAGCCAAACTGCCGTCGGCTTTTATACCAATGTAATTTTTGCTGTATAGTTTTAAATTTTGTTGTGCAATAGTTGTAAGGTCTGCATCAGCTTGTAATGTAATATCTTCTGCAGCCTTGGCTTTGATACTGCCGCCGGCATACATGTTGATGTCTCTATCAGCATGCAAGTTAATGTCACCACGTGTGCGCAAGTTGATGCTGTTTGTGGCATACACATCTAGCGTGCCTTGAGCGCCAAGTTCAAACCAGGCTAAGCCATTGGCATGAGTGATGTAAAAGAAGTCTCCACTATCACTCATTGTGATTTGGTGGCCAGCTGTGGTTCTAAATCTTATCAGTCTGGTATTACCATCAGTGTCGCCATCATCCATCACAATGCTATGCCCGCCCACACGACCAATCACATTGAGATCTTGAGGTTTCAATTGTCCAGTTTGAACTTTTCGTTGTATTTCTCCCAGTTTCATGCCACCTTTATAAACCGCTGGTCCGGGTGTGCTAACACCAAACACAGCACTGGGACTTTCTCTCTGACTGCTACTCGATATAGGACCACGTTGTGGATCTTTAATCAAGCCTTGACGAAACATGGTTTCCGAAACTACACTTTGTATGGGCTTAGGAGCATCAAAAAATCTAGCGTTTTCTTCAAGAGCAAGATTATTGGTGTTGATTTCAACTACTGGTAATTGCGATGCTCCTTTAAAATACGCTGCTTGACTTTCATTTTCTGCAATTACTTGAGTGGCAACTGGTGCAGCGCCGATGGCAGGAACCATGTGTCCAATACTTTGATCTGGTGCAGTACCGATATAAAACCCTTGACTGCGGTCTCCATTCACAAACACACACAGCACTGTGATACCTACGTCTGGTGGTGTAAACCACATGCCATAACTGTTGGAATTGCCATCAATGTATTTTCCCACGCCCGTTGCCGCAGGGTTGTAAGGAGTTGATCCAAAGAACTGCGGCATGTAGCTTACTGTGATCCATTTTGAAGGATCATTTTCGTTGCCGTTGGAGAATGCATCAATGTAAACTTGTATGCGACCTGATCTTATTGAATCTGTGGTGTTTTTTACTACACCATAAAATGGTCCAAACTCCGCAGGTACACCTCCGCGATCAAACTTGTAGTTTGTAGGGCGTCCTCTACTGCGTTGTACTTCTGTTGCCATGTGTTATCCTTAAAAGTCTCTTACTATATCTTGTGGTCCAGACGGTGAGTTGCCAAGTCCATCTGCAGAAATTCTACCAGACAGGGTGCCTGGTGGCACAAACGGATCTCCTACATCTAAATTCTCTCCGGAGCCCGATGTTGGTGGCTGTGGTGGTGGTGCAGGAACTGCTGTGTCTTTTGGTCCCGGCGGCGCCGAATTTATTACATTTGGTGTGCCGCTACCCGGACCTGCACTTACCGCTGGCACAGCTAGTGTTGTGGGTCTTCCACTTGCGCCCGCGGCAGCTGCGGATGCATTTGTATGACTAGGATTGTCAGACGTGGTTGCATTGTCTATTCTTCTTACATCAGCTTGAGTTGCCGGTGGTGGTGCTGTCATTGCTTTATTAGAAGCATTGGGCTTCATAAAGAAATACAACTTGCCTTGTATGTTCTGATAGAAACTACCTTTACTAAACTCACTAGTGCATTGCATAGCAGTATATACTCGGCTCTGCACTGGTTGTCGTTTGCTAGATCCAGCATACGGATCAGCTAACCCAGTATTGATATCATAGTCTTGTGGCCGCTGCCAGGCTATCTCAAACATGACTTCTCTGGCATCAAAATTAATAGTGCCGTCAGGTAAGAATGCGTTAAAATCAAATTCTTTTGCGCTGACTCCACCCGCAAAACTTCCTTGCTGTATCCAGGCAGGATCACCTACAATTTTAATATTACAATTGGCCAGACCTACTGGATCATACAAACTTTCAGCCAAATTGGCTTGTGGTTCGTTTTGTTTGCCATTATCACCAGCACTGTTTTCCGTGCTGGCTGTTTGAAAATTGTAAAAGGGTTGATCTCTCATGCTACTGGTAAAGGCCTTGCGTTGCTGAAACGCAAGGTTGCCTTTGGTCTGATCTCCACTAATAGTCAAATTGTAGAGATTGTTCATGGTTTCTTTGTAATCAATCACAGAGGTATTTTGACCAGTAAACCAATAGTTGTATTGTTTATGTAATCCACGAAACTTGTTGATAGGATAATAACTGCTGTTAAAGTTCATAGGAGTGTATGTGTTGATTACAAAAGTTATCTTTTGTGCAAAGTCATTGCGTTTGTTATCATAGTCTAATTGTATTGCTTGAAAAGTAATATTGAACCACACAATGTCTTTTTTGTTAATATTGTCTTTGACTTGTAATGCATCATTTTCGTCAAAAAACAAAACATTTTGGCCTGTAACAAATGTACTGTTTCTTATGGCAAGTTCAATGGCCTGAACCAATTGCATGCCAGCAGTGATAGCATAATTTCTACTTTTGATATCCTTGTAAATTCTCTCCATGTCTGCTGAGTCTGGACTGGTAGTAACAGGCGGAGCTGTTCCAGACTGCTTTGCATTAGTTTTTGCCCCTGGTGGGATCAATCTAGCATTTTTAATTGCGGTTCCGCCACCGCCTGGACCAGGATTAGCAAACACAATCTCATACTGATCTGCTTTTTCATACACACCTTCGTCTACTAAGTTTTTTTGGAATTGATTCATTGCACCCATAAGGCCTTGGACAATGCTGGTTTTTTTTGTCGTGGGAGCTGCGTCAGCTTTTGGTGGTGGTGCTGCATCCTCGCCAAATTCTCCTTGCAATACAGGATTCACAAAAGTAGTAGTAGCGGTACCCGGAGTGGCTGTAGCTGCTTGAGTAGCAGAGTACACTACATCTTGCCCCAATAAGTCGCCAATGGTAGATGCAGTTAATTCAATATTGTAAGGTATGGTTCCACGACGAGTTCCAGCAGCAGATCCTTCGCCAGGCGCAAGTCCTTCAAAACTGTAGGTGACTAATTTGCTGTCAATAGTCCAGTCGCATTTGGAAATTTTAAATGGCACAAATTTTTCAATCACTGAATTGGGATCAGACTTGTTACCGCTAATGTTAGTGACCAAATTGCCTTGCTCGTCGTATCCGTAAAATCTTATTACCATGAGATACACTACAGAAGAATAGTTGATGCCATTTTTTTGACCACTAGCAGGCATAAAGTCTTGTACTGCTTCATATAGTCTATCTAGCAAAGTAATACCGTTGTTTTCTACAACAGTAAATTTTATATTTTTGACTGAGTGTGGTGCTCTAGTACCGCCACCTGTGAGAAAGTTTTCAATGGTAACATTGTCAATATAAAAATCCAAAGGAAAAGCTGGGTTGCGACCAGCGTCAGCATCCTTGGCACCTGGAATCTTAACAGCCTCAACTGATCCATCAGGATATGCTTGTGGTTGTTGGGTGCCTTTTGCGCCTTGAAACCCGCCTGAATTTTGTGGAGCACCACCGCTTTGCACCAGCAACATATAACCATTCACTGTTTTTTTCTTGCTGAATACCAACTGCTTGTATTGTGCCGGTGTCATTAGATACCAACTGGCTCTGTAAGTGTAACTAGAAAACCGATCTAGAACATTGGCTTGAGGTGTTATTACTTGATTGCTACCATCAGTAGATATGGTTCCAGTTTGTATTCGAGCAGCATCTGCTTCTGCTCCGCCGGCTGCTATTGTTGCTGCGGATGCACTCGTTCCAGCGTCATCACTTAAGGCTTGACTGACATTTGTGCCTGCTCCGCCAGTGGCATCATCATACTGACCAACACCAGTACTGGTAGGAGGAATAGCTCCTTGGCCAACTCCGCCAGTGTCGTCGTTGGCACTGGGGTCTTGTCTGACGCTGCCTTCAAATCCAGTTTCATAATCCGACGTTGACTGTGTTTGTGTAAATGATCGTGTGGCTGCGTTGGTGCCTTGATCGCCGTCACCGGCATTGGTAGTGGGAGTAGTTTCCGGAAGGGTGGCCATTGATTAGAACCCCAGTGTTGATCGCAATGTGGTGATCTTTGGAATGTAAATTCTAGTGTCTGCTTTGAAGTCTAGAGGTGGCGCAGTAAGTGTGTTGGGATTGCGTTGATAAAATGTCCACCATAGTCCAGCATCTCCATACAAGTCATAGGCCAACAAGTCTGGACGATACTGATAGGTGACATTTATGATCCACAGCTTGTCATCGCTTTCTTTGGGTATGGGTCTGTTGACCATCACATCCAAATAAAACTGATTGTAGCCAGTTTGAAAGTATGGACTGGTACTTGTGTAAGTTGCAGCCATTACCAGAACCCTCCGCCTGCCAGCAACGAACCATTGGCAAAAGATTTCAAACTAAATTGTTTGCTGACTTGATTGCGTGTTTGCATGGGCAATAGTGTTATTGAAATTTCCATTTTGGTTGGAACGTAAGTACTGTTGATAGAAGTTTGATTGGTGACATTTTGATTGACCTGACTGGGACTGGGACGATTGGTTAAACTGCCGTTGCTTAGTCCGGCATTGCTCAATCTATCAAGAATAGCCACCACTGTGCCTAGCGATCCACCTATGGCAGGCCCAGATGATTGGTTTCTGCGATTTTCCATGTTCAGTCCAATGTTGTTAAATCCGTTGGCACGAATGTAATCCACATCAGTGGGCAAACTATATCCAAAAGTAGTGACCACACAAGGACTTTCGTTAAACTGATATTTTCCAAATCCACTG